AGCGAATTCCTTCCTTCTAAATAATGAGGGATGTCCTCTTATACGCCATTATAGCAAGCCCACCGCGAATTTGCAAGTAATATTCCGAACATTCCGTGCAGCATCTGGTGAGACGATACGTTTTTGCTGATTTGCTGCATCCTGTAGGACAGCTCTCTGTCAAGTGTATCGTCATGGGGGCGAATAGCCGCGCCGTCTTTATCCGTTGGAAAGGCAATCATGCTATTCCTCCGCTCCGAATCCCATAACACTTTTTCACGAACAATTTGGAAAAAGTTCTTGCCAAGCAGGGGTATTCGATTGTATACTTAGGATAGTTGACAGTGATGCGCTGAAAACGACAAATCCTAAGGGTGTTCTCTCTCGATTTGCTTATGAACCATCAGGCAGCATCGCGAAGCAGCGGCGAGGGGCCGAAGGGGCCCGGTAAGGATGACGGTATGAAAAAATCAGAAACAAATACTTTGCGTATTGAGCCCCGCAAGGTTCATGCCGCCGCGGTAGGAATGGCGATGGTGCTCATATACTTTGATTATCATTACTTTGTTGAGACCTTTTACTGGGTTTTTCAGCCGCCTTTTCGCATAGCAATTGACACGGTCACGATTGTTGCTATAGGCTTAATACTCAATGTCGTAGGCCTTAGTGAGATACTTGCTACCAGCCGAACATATATTGTATCTACCAAAGGAGTTACGGTCATTTTTTTGGGTATCATCCGCCGTCTATATCCATGGCAGCGGTTCCAGAGTATTAACGTGTACCCTATGGACATAGGTGATCCTCCATGGGGAGGCCAGCCGTTTTTAATGGTTTGCAGTACCATACCGATCCGGACAATGGAGGGGGGAAAAATTGATCTGGAGCGCACGCTCCTTCGATGGCCTCATATTCTGGTGTTTCCACTACTGCCGGGCGAGGAACGCATGCAATTTGAAAGCCTGCGGCGCGGGGAAATATCTCCCGATCAGGGGGATCAGGAACCCGGCGAGGAGGAATAATCGTCTTGGCTGACGGAGATGACATGGGGCAGCAACAAGCTGCACTTTACCTACGACAGCCTGGGTCCCGCGTCCGTGACGTACAACGGCGTCAAGTATTTCTATCTGAAGAACGCCCAGGGCGACGTTACCGGTCTTGTGAATGCCAGCGGCACCCAGGTGGTGTCCTACGCCTATGACCCCTGGGGCGCACCCATGTCCACCGGCGGTACCATGTCCACCACCCTCGGCATCGCGAACCCCCTGCGTTATCGTGGGTACGTCTATGACAGCGAGACGGGGTTCTATACTGAATTGCCTATGAATGGTTTTGAGATTGATGCAGATATGTTCAGTGTTGAGGCCAGTGCAAGTTTGAGTTCAAAGAAGGTTTCGACTGGTGCTGGGGCATATGTTGCAAGGGCCTCAGTCCTCATATACATTCCATTGGATATTTCTGTTTCGATTGGAGTCTATGTAGGTCCCGGTTTCTCGTTTGGATATGGAGAGAAAGGTTTTTGTTTTTCTGCATCTTCATTAATTGGATTCTCTTTTGAGGTTTGCTGGGATGATGATTAAAAAGATTCTGATTTAGTTAGGAGTTGTGTTTTCATCATGAGAAAAAGATTCAGAATCAGAATCTATTTGACGTGCATGGGGTCACAGGTTCGAGTCCTGTACCGCGCACCAAAAAACTCCCGATTCCGTATGAAATCGGGAGTTTTTCTTTGCTTTTGTCACAAAAAAGTTCCGTCATTCTATAGCCCGCTTTTTCTTGTTAGTAACGTGTTAGTAACATGCTATTTTTTATCAGCCGTGTCTACAGCTGCAATCAGCTCAGAAATATCTGTGTGGACATAAATATTTGCCGTTGTGGAATAGTCGGCGTGTCCCAATATCTTTTGCAGAATCTCCGTGGCCATGCCTGATCTTCTGGCCCAGCTGGCGTAGGTGTGCCGTGTGGCATGTGGGGTTTTCCGCTCGATCTTGAGCTTTTCCAGTAACGGGTAGTAATCCCGTCGACGGAAATTTGCCGGTACCTGTTGGCCGGTATAGCCGGACAGCAAGAGCGCACCCTTCGCCCTGGCGGCAAAGTATGCAAAGTATGCCCGGCCCTCCGGTCTGATGGGAATGGCCCGGTTGCGCCCGGCGGCGGTCTTTTCTCCCCCGATGACATAGGTTTCGTGATAGTCGGCCAGCGGGAGATTGAAAAGCTCTCCGATTCTCATGCCCGTGTAAATCAGCATCAGGATAATTTTCGCGGTGTCGCTTCCGTTTTTCTCCAGTTTCTCAATGTCCGCGTCAGAAAAGATTTCCTTTTCTTTTTTCACGTTTTCTGGCAGATGGATAAATTTTGCAAAGTTTGTTGTGGCAATTTCTTCCCGGATTGCCCATGCGGACATCTGCGTAACAAGCTGCTTGTACTTGCTGCATGTGCTGTGAGATTTATCCGCATATTTGTCCATGACTGCCTGGAAGTCTGCTGTCCGCAAACTGCGGAATCTTGCATCGTGGAGCGGCTGGAACACGTCAAAAGCCCGGTTATATGACTCCACCCCACGAGGGCCTATTTCTTTATAGTGTTCCTCTTTCCAGGCTTCAAATACTTCCCTGAATGTCATGTTATACCGCTCTGTCAAATCCTTCCCCGCCAAGCGCTCCAGAGCCTCCAGCGCGTCTTTTCGCGTTGGGTAATATCCTATAATCACCTTACTTTTTGCCGCCACCCACGGGCGGCTCCTTCGTCCTTGCAGTTTATAGACCGTTCCGGACCCGTTGGGCCTTTTGATGGCCCTTCGGGATTGTTTGGATTGCCGCTTTCCGCAAGATGGGCAAAACAGAGCGCCGTCCGGCAAAACTCCACCGCACTTAACGCAGTTCATTGTATCCTCCTTTATATTGTGACATGGCCGCCCCATGTGGGGCGGCCTTTTTTCATACTTTTTTGCGCAGGGCCATAGAGATGATGACCGATGAGGCTATCGCCGCAGTGGCTGCTACGACAATAACAAACCACGCCACAGTGGTGGGCTGCCCGTTGCGGATAAGCCCTTGGGCCGTGATTTGCGAGTCAATAAACAAGTACGCCACCAGGCACATGGCCAGCACGGCGCACATACCAAGCAGAACGAAGATGACCGGCTTGCGAGTGCGCATTTGGGCCTTCTGTATGGCGTTTACTTCTTCCAGCCTTTTTACGTTACCGGACAAATGCGCGTTTTCCAGCTCCAGTTGATGTATCCTGGCCTGCATAGATTCCGGGTGGTCCACTGGCTTGTCCAGCCCGAACAGTTCATCAAGTGACAGATCCAGCACCATGCACATGGCGACCGCGTTGTAGAGCTTCGGGTCCATTTGTGATCCGTCCAGGAGCTTTGACACGGCGGACTTTGACACGCCGGACAGATCTACAATGTCGTTGATGGTGTACCTTTTCTTTTCCTTTGCCTCACGAATCCTTTTTGGGTATTGCTCAATGTTTCCCGCAATTTCCTGCAACGCAGACATGGTTATTCGCCTCCATAAAGTAGATTTCACCTGCGGCGGGACAGAATCTCAAATGCGGGGGCCATTTGCCCTACATCGACCGCACGGTTCCCCGTATTGTGCGTAGACATGGTTTCTCGGCACTGCTATGCTTAAATCGTAGCAGATGACAGCCTGAGGGGCTATCTGCTATATCGGCCCTGCCGCCCGGTGCGGGGGCGGCGGGGCCAACATAACCCAAGATCTATCCCTTTGTTTGCCTATTATAGGGCAACACGGTATGCAATATTTGTCCTATTTGGGGGAATAGGTGAAAATATTTTTTTACGAGGGGGAAATAAATCGTGTGTTTTTGCGAAAAGTATGATATAATAGAACAAATGGACGAGTGCAGCAAGCGAGAACTATTCATAGCCGCCGTCCAGACACTCACACAGGAAGAACAAAGACGATTATGGAAGGAGTTAGAAAAACATGGAATTATCAAACGCAAAAGTCCTGATTGCATCTGACGGCGAAAAGACATTTGTCCTCGTAAATGGAACACCGCTTATCGGAGATAAGATTGATTTCAAATGCGATATGTGCGGTGTCCGGCTCAGCGTGTCTAACGCACTGCTTACGCCTAACCTGTATAAAGCCAGTGACTTCGCTGCATTTGTGAAGAACAAGTTAGGTTATGACCTGTCCGTCATGTAAATCCCACATGAGGACGGTTTCCGGGTCTTGCTGGTCCATGTAGGCAATGCCCGCATCCATCAGGATAATACCACCAAAAGGCGAATACTCGGCATATCCGGCAGCACAAATCTCCTGTAACCCATCCTTTACTGCTTCTGGAATCGGCATGAAGAATGTGGAGTTTTGCTTCGACTGCCCGTATGTCCGGCGCTGGCAGTAATGCGTGTAGAGAGCTGCCAGCGCCTTTTTTGCGTTAGTGCTCAGGTCTCTCATCTTCTGCTATCCTCTCCGCTTGTATTTTCAACAGTTCCCGCAAGGCCAGATTCAAATCTCCGTTTGACATCGTCCGGGCTTTCTTTATCCACTCGTCTACGTTTAGCGCTTCGCCATCGGCGGGGCGCTCTTTTTTTGTGTCTTGAGTCAGCTCTTCCACTGAGACGCCAAACAAATCTGCAAGCTTTATTTGCGTAGTGGCTGATGGCATTTTCCCTTTCTTCCAGCCACTTGCGGCAGCGTTGGAAAGACCAATCTTTTTTGCAGCGCCAGATTCGCTAAGATTGTTTAATGCGCACAGCCTAACATAATTATCGTAAAAAGTGCTCATTTTTGGGCCGTCCTTTTGTATAAAATGTAGAAAGCTAGAAAAGTTAACATTTGGTATTGACTTCTAACTATTCTAGCTGTATACTGTGGTTACGGTTAAAAAAGTTAGCACAAAACCAGACCCCAGCGGAATCGCTCGTGTCTCAAAGGCTGTTATCTATCTCGCAAATTCATAATAGCACAATCTGTTAACTTTTGCAACTACATTTTTAGGAGGTGATATGTTGCCGGAGAAATGGACTGGCCGGTTGGTCGGGAAGATGCATTGCAATCGCGTCACCTATGACGAACTGGCAGAGGAACTGGGCGTGACGAAAGCTTACGTAAGCCTCATTCTTAATGGGCACCGGAATCCGCCCAACATTCAGGAGCGGATGGAGAACGCTTTTGCCGCAGTCCTGGAAAAAAGGAAAGTATGAAATTGGAGGTGAAAGTTTGAGTGCAGAATCGCATGACCGCCAGATCGGCTGTACTTCCGCAAAGGTCATTCAGGTGGTTGTAACAATCGGGCCAGTCGGCAGCGGTGTGGAGGGGGACCCCGTTAGGGAAGTCGCAAAATACTGGTCCCTCGACGGGAAACTGCTTGCACAAAGCGACCCTTACCGGGGCAGTATTTCTTCCGCCGCAGAAAACGCGAGTTCCGATTCAATGTAGTTTAGCATCGCCCTATCGTCAACTGGAAGAACGGCACAATGCCCCATCCCCGGAATGTGAAGCGGTTGGCGGACTACTTTAATGTGTCCGTGGACGAGCTTCTAAGTGGGGATAAGTCCGAGAAGTAAGGAATGGAGGAAACGCTACGAAGATTCACCTTAACGGCAGGCCCAAGGAAATCTTGGAGTTTATCCGCCAGATGAACGATGGAAAGGTCAAGATTGGCAGGATGCTGGAGGACGCTGTGCGCGACGAAAACGCCCAGAAAGCGCACTACGGCAAAACCCACGCAACGTTCCGGATTGACCAGGATGATATTGACAAGTTCACTGCGGATGGGTCTCTTCCTGGGAATGAGGCGGGAAGTGCGCAATAACAAAAAATGCCCCGCCAGGCGGCAACCTGACGGGGCGGCGAAGAAGCATTGGCAAGGATTCTTCACGGGTATTATACCACACCCGCGAAGCAATTGCAAGGAGGAAAGTATGGTAAAAACTATGACAATCGACGAGGCCGCAAAGTATCTGCGGGAAAACGGCGTCAAAATCTCCAAAGAGACGCTTTCCGACGGGATTCAGGCCGAAAAACTGCCGTTCGGTGTGTGCATCGAGACCGGCCGCAGCCGGGTGTTTATGATTTTCAAGCGCCTTGTTGACAAGTGGCTTGAGGAAAGGGCGGAAATCTGATGAAAGCTTACAAGGGGTTCGATAAGGACCTGAAATGCCGCGATTTCCAGTATGAGGCGGGCAAAGAATATCAGGAGCAGGAAGCGGCATTGTGCCGCAAAGGATTCCACGCCTGTGAAAACCCGCTGGACACGTTCCGGTACTACCCACCGACGGATTCCCGCTATTGCGAGGTGGAGATCGCTGACAACGGGCAGCGTAATAGCGAGGACTCCAAGGTGTGCGGCGAGAAAATCAAGATCGGCGCGGAAATCGGGCTGGATGGCGTAATCAAGGCCGGGGCGCAGTTCATCTTTGAAATGTGCAAGGGATCCGCTGAAGATCATGCATCTGGGGCGAGTGGCAACGCCGCCGCATCTGGGTCGAGTGGCAACGCCGCCGCATCTGGGTCGAGTGGCAACGCCGCCGCATCTGGGTCGAGTGGCAACGCCGCCGCATCTGGGGTGAGTGGCAACGCCGCCGCATCTGGAGCGAGTGGCAACGCCGCCGCATCTGGAGCGAGGGGCAACGCCGCCGCATCTGGGGCGAGTGGCACGGCGACCGTGACAGGGCAATATGGCGGCGCAAAAGCACTCGGGAACGATTGCTTGGCCACCGCCTGGGGGCCTGAAAGCAAAGCTATGGGAAAGGCCGGAAACTGGCTTGTGCTGTCCGAGCACAAGTGCGGGGCCATCGTAGACGCGCGGCTGGTCCGTGTTGACGGCGAGATTATCAAGTCGGACACTTGGTATGTCTTGCGAAATGGAAAGATTGTGGAGGCGGAGTAATGACTATTGTATGGATCTTCTGCTTCATCGGCGTGGGGGCATGCGTCTCCGGCCTGCTGAAGCTGGTAGACTGGATGGAGGGCAAGCGATGAACCGACTTACCCCGCAGGAAATTGCGGACAAACTTCGGAAGTGCGCGGACGAGCCTGGTTCATGTAGCTTATGCCCGTGGGACTGTGTAAATGGTAGTTGTATCTGCTCGATAATGCATGCAGCTGCTGATGCCCTCGACAACCAGCGCGCACACATTCAGGCCCTCATCAAGGCTAACGAGGCGCACCGCGAGATGGTGGCCCGCCCTGCGAAACGCTCTGATATGGTAGAGGCCCTGGACGCCATCGAAAACGGCATGACCAAGGTGGCGATGTACCGCGACATCTGGCAGAACGACCTGATCTATGCTCTGTGCCAGGGTGTGCGGCTTCTTCTGGAGGAGAGGGTGCGGAAATGAGCTGTAAGAGGTCGAACGTAGAGCGCCGCCGGCCGCAGGAAAGGGGCGTATGGACGTGAGGGTGTACCAGTATACCACGGGAGACAGATTCCGGCTCCCCATTGCGCAGGCGGACACGATACAAGAGCTTGCAGGGATTGTCGGCGTTGACCCTGCTGTCGTGCGCAGAGCGTACAAGCGCGTGATGACCGGAGCGGTGAAGCAGAGCCGATACACATTTGTAGATATCCCGGACGAGGAGGACGGCTGATGTACATCTGCGATGAGTGCGACGATGTGTTCTTTGAACCCGTTTGCAAATGTAGCACCGCCGAATTGGGGGACATAACCGCATATTATTGCCCCAGATGCGGGGCAGAAATGGAGGCCCGATGATGTACATCTGTGATGAGTGCGACGCTGTGTTTGAGGAACCCATCCGCAAGCAGGAATACTCTGAAGAATACGGAGACAGCATCGCGTACTATTGCCCTCACTGCGGGTCTGAAGAATACACGGCTGACGAGTGCCCGTCCTGCCACGGCGCGAAGAACGCACAGGACCCGGTGTGCTGCAGGTGCAAGCTGCGTGTCAAAGGGCTCCTCCGGCTGTTCGTCAGCGATTTCAACCGAGCTGAGCGCGAATACCTGGCCGACCTTCTGGACGGCACCGCGCTGGACAACATCGCGAAAGGAGAAAGAATTTGAATCTGTATCAGATTGATTCCGCGATCGCCGATTGCGTAGACGCGGAAAGTGGCGAAGTACTCGATTTTGACAAACTCGCGGAACTGAGCATGGAGCGCGACCGCAAGATCGAGAATATCGCCCTTTGGATTAAGAACGACCTCTCCGAGGCCAAGGCAATCCGGGAGGAGGAGAGGTCGCTTGCCGCCCGCCGTCAGTCCCTGGAACGCGCGGCAGAGAGCAAAAAGCGCTATCTGGAGTCTGTGCTCAACGGGGAAAAGTTTTCCACGGCCAAGTGCTCCGTCAGCTTCCGTAACACCACGAGCGTTGAGATGGATGACATGGCCGCTGCGGTGGCTTGGATGGTGGCAAACGGCCACGGGGATGAGGTTTCCTACCCGGCCCCCACGGTGAGCAAGACCGACTTGGCCCGGCTGATGAAGTCAGGTGCGCAAATCGACGGTGCACGGCTCGTCCAGGGCCGCAGTATGGGGGTGAAGTGATGGACAATCTCGCAATCTATAACGCCGTGCGCAAGGTCCCGGAGAATGCCAAAAAGCCCATTGCCGGAGGCCCACTGAAGGGCAAAACGGACATTAACCCCATGTGGCGCATTAAGGCGCTCACAGAGCAGTTTGGCCCCTGCGGCATCGGCTGGAAGTACGAGATCACAGACAAGCGCCTTGAAAACGGCGCAAATGGCGATATTGCCGCATTTCTGGACATTAACCTGTACATTAAGGTAGGCGATACGTGGTCTGATGCAATACCGGGGACCGGCGGTAACTCGTTTGTCGGCAAAGACAAGAATGGTACGCACACTTCCGACGAATGCTTCAAGATGGCCCTGACAGATGCAATCTCTGTGGCTTGCAAGGCCCTTGGGTTTGGTGCCGATGTTTACTGGGAAACCGACCAGAGCAAGTACGGCAAGTACAACGAGACTCCTAAGCGGGATGGGCATCTTTGCGCAGAAAATCCCTCTACAGGGAAAGGGCCAGCCAGACCCCAGGAGCCTAACGGCCCTATCTGCGACAGGTGCGGGCGCGTCATCCTGCCCCAAACGGTTAACGGGAGAGAATTGACCTGCGCTGATATCGTCGCCAGGTCCACAGCCAAGTACAAGCAACAGCTCTGCTTGGCTTGCGCGCGGGCCATCAATGCGGAGAATAAGTCATGAATGATTTGGTTACAGAGATCGGCAACAAGAGCCGGATGTTGGACGTGGCCATTGCGGAACTGAAAAAGCGCGGGCAGAAATATGCGGAGGCTGAAAAAGCCTACCGCATAGCCCTCGCGCGGCGCATCCTCGATGAGCGCGAGAAGGGAACGCCGGTGACGATCATATCCGATATTTGCCGAGGGTCCGCACAGATAGCCGGTCTGCGGTTTGAGCGGGACTGTGCAGAAGTGGTGTACAAATCCGCTATGGAGGCAATCAACTCCATGAAACTGCAAATCCGGCTCATGGACAGTCAACTTGGCAGAGAGTGGGGTGCTGCAAAATGAAACAACGCGCGTTCCATCGGACCAAGGACATATCCGGGCAGCGGTTTGGAAAACTGGTAGCGCTATATCCCATCTCCCTCAAGGCGACAGGGTATAACACGAACTGGGTTTGCCAGTGTGACTGCGGCAACAAGACAATTTCTAATGGAGCGAATTTGCGCAGAGGGCACAAGAAATCCTGCGGGTGCATCAAACACCGGGTTACGCCGACCTTCTTGACCTGGAACGGCGAGAAGAGGAGCGTATGTGACTGGGCCATAATTACTGGAATCAGCCCGGATTTAATCCGCAAGCGCTGGAAGGCTGGGTGGCCCATAGATGCAATCTTCACGGAGGTCGAAAAGCCGCAACTGTGCTGGGGCTGCGCCAAGGCGTGCGGCGGGTGCTCTTGGTCAAAACGTTTTGAGCCAGTCCCCGGCTGGACCGCAGTGCCAACGCTACTGTGCAGAAGAATACCGTCATATAGAATCACAGAATGCCCGGAGTTTGTATCGGACGGGACGGAGTACGATGAATGAAAGAAGATGTTTTCTGTGCGGTAGGAGCGGCGCACAGGACCCGCTGGAGCGTCACCACATTTTCGGGGGTGCTTACCGCGGCAAAAGCGAGAAATACGGCGCGGTGGTGTGGCTCTGCGGTGACAGGTGCCACAGGAACGGAAAGTCCGCCGTGCACCGGAACGGCGACCAGATGCGGCGATTGCGTCGGTACGGACAGCTGACGATCATGAAGGACGAGGGCTGGACGGAGGACGATTTCAGGCGCGAGTTTGGAAAGTCATATCTATAGGAGGTAGAGATGGAAAAGAAATTGCTGTACACAAGAAGCGAAACGGCCAGGCTGTTGAGCATCAGCGTTGACACGCTGGATGCCATGCGGCGCGACTGCGTTATCCAGGGCTATCATGTGGCCCGAGGGAACCCCCGCGTCTACTTCAAGGCCAAAGATCTGGAGAAGTTCATGGAGCGTCTGGAGGTGGCAGAATGCTGAACAGCGTCATTATCATGGGCCGGTTGACCCGGGACCCTGAACTGCGCCGCACCCAGGGCGGCACCGCCGTCACCAGCTTCACCATGGCCGTGGACCGGGACTTCAAGTCCCAGAGCGGCGAGAAGGAAACGGATTTCATCGACGTGGTGGCCTGGCGCAATACAGGCGAGTTTGCCGCGAAGTACCTTGCCAAGGGCCGCATGGCCGCCGTGGAGGGCCGCATTCAGGTCCGAGATTGGCAGGACAAAGACGGGAACCGCCGCAAGTCCGTGGAGGTGGTGGCCGATAACGTATATTTCGCGGATTCCAAGCGTGACAGCAAACCCCAGGAGTCCCGCGCAGTCGACGAGCAGGAGTTCGACGAGATCGAAGATGATGGCGACCTGCCGTTCTGACGGAGGTGTGCCATGCCGAATAGAATCATAAAGGAAAGCTTATGCGACTCGGAAAAAATCGCAGCTCTTTCGGATTTTGAGTTTCGGCTTTGGGTTGGATTGATTACGCAAGCGGATGATGCGGGGCGCGGAGATGCCCGCCCCGCTATCATAAAAGGACGTGTTTTCCCGTTCCGGGAGAGGTTATCCATCAAAGATATCGATGCTGCGCTCCAAGAATTGGCGGCAAAAGGCTGCGTGTCCCTCTACACAGTGGACGGGAGGCCCTACTTTTTGTTCCCCGGGTGGGTCAAGCATCAGCGTATCAGAGATTGCAAGCCGAAGTTCCCCGAGCCTCCGGAAAACTCAGTTTTGCAACAACCTGCGGCGAGTCGCGGCAATCTGCGGCAAGTTGCCGCAATCTGCGGCGAGTCGCGGCAATCTGCGGCCTTAATCCAATCCGAATCCGAATCCGAATCCAAATCCAATCCGAACTGCGCAAGCGCATTCGACGTGTTCTGGCAGGCGTATCCGAGGAAAACCGGGAAAGCAGCTGCGCGGAAGGCGTTCGACAAGGCGAAGCCACCGCTGGACGTCGTTCTCAAGGCCATCGAGTCCCAGAAGCACAGTGCGCAATGGCAGCGCGATAACGGCCAGTACATCCCCTATCCGGCCACATGGCTGAACCAAGGCCGGTGGGAGGACGAGGTGCAAGAGGCCGTACTGCCCGCAAAGCCAGAGCCTCGCTGGAAGTACAACTTCGACGACGGCGGCTGGACGGAGGAGGGCTGACGTATGCTGGACTCTCTCTACCTGGAGCAAAACGTCATCGGGGCGCTGCTCATCCAGCCAGAATGCTACGAAGCCGCCGCAGAGCTGTCCCCGGATGACTTCTTGGTGCCGGAATACGCAGAGCTGTTCCGGGCCATCCAGCGGCGGAATGAGTCCGGGGACACTGCGGATGCTCCGTCCGTGCTGATAGACGCATCCAGCCGCAACGACAACGTGACCAGCAAGATCATGACGGACTGCATGGACGCTGTAGTGACCACCGCCAACATCGACGTGTGGGTGTCTGGAATGCGGGATGCATCTATGGGCCGGAAGCTCAGGGATTTGGGCGAAGAACTGCGAACAGCGGAGCTATCCCCACAGGATGCCCTCAGAGCGGCACAGGAAGCCGTCACGGCGATTCAGGACAGCGCAGGGGTATCCGGGGGCCTGGAAGTCTCCGAGGCTGTGAAAGGCCTTAAAAATCGCGTTGACAAGGGGTTTGCTGGCGGCGCTCCCCCATACGTCAAGACTGGCTTGCAGGAATTTGACCGATTGCTGGGCGGCGGGCTTATCAACGGCGGGTTTCACATCGTCGCCGCACGGCCTGGAAAGGGTAAATCTGCCCTGGCTATGCAAATCGCCCTCAATGCGGCAAAACGCGGCGTGAAGGTGCTGTATATCTCCCTGGAGATGTCACCGGACGACTGCACCAGCAGATTGACGGCCAACATAGCGGGGATATCCTCCCGGCTGCTGATGTTCGGCGGCACTCTGACGGAGGCAGAATACGCCAAGTACGCAGAAGCATCCGCCAAGCTGTCCGAGTTGCCCATCGTGTTTAACCGGCGGACGGGCATGGACATGCGGGGAGTGACGGCGCTGGCCTACAAAGAACGACCGGGGCTAATCGTGCTGGACCACATCGGCCTGCTGGAGCAGGAAAACAAGAAAGCCACGCTCTACGAGAGCACCACGAAGAACAGCCGGTCGGCAAAACTGCTGGCCATGCGGATGGATATCCCACTACTGTGCCTGTGCCAGCTGAACAGAGCCGGTGCGTCAGACCGTGGCGGCGAGTTCCGGGCCACTATGGCTAACCTGCGGGAGTCCGGCGCGATCGAGCAGGACGCGGACACCGTGACGTTGCTGCACCGCCCGTGCGAGAAGGAGGACCGGGGCGAATGGGACCCGGACATGCTGGAGCTATACCTGGACAAAAACAGACGCGGCCCCACCGGGATGGTGAGGATGGCCTATTTCCCCAACACGGGCCGCATAGTGAAGTGAGGGTGACATGAAAAAGATCGTTATTCCCCTGCCCCCGGTGACCAAGAAAAATCACCAGCGCATTGTGCGAGGGCGGTATGGTGCGCCGATGGTGTTGCCGTCCGCACAGTACGAGGCGTACCAGCAGGCCGCTGCATGGCATTGCAAGGGCGGCGAGACCATCGCAGAACCGGTGGAGGTTAAGTGCCTGTTTTATATGCCCACCCGGCGCAAAGTGGACCTAACCAACCTGCTGGAGGCTATCGACGACATCCTGGTGTATGCCGGTACCCTGGCGGATGACAACAGTAACATCATCGTGTCGCACGACGGGAGCCGGGTGCTGTACGACAAGGACAACCCCCGGACGGAGGTGTATATCAGCCGGTATGAATGACTTTGACTACGATTGCATGCAGAAAAAGCGCACTGCGAGAGGAGCGTTTGCGCATATCAGCCGAAAGCGCGGCGGGTGTACGCTGCCCAGCGACAACCTGACCGCGAAGCAAAGAAGGGAGAAAAATGGAGAAGTGAAAAGCTACAACATCACCCGGCCCATGCCGTGGCCGGAGTTCAAGGCACTGCCGGAGGACCTGAAACGCGAGTTCTTTCGCAACATGCAGAGCTTTGGCGGTGCCGCAAAATGGCTGGCGGATGAAATGGGCACGTCAGACACGACCGTAAGAAACGCCGCAAAAGCCGCCGGGACACCGTTTGCACGCGGAAATGGGAATTTGCTACTGTGGAACCGGAAGGTTGCAGAGTGGGCAAGCGCCGCCAGCAGATGCACGTTTGCCCGCTCCAGTTGGATATTGTAGACAGGCTTATCAATCGCTACAGCAATCCCGGGGAATTGGTGCTGGACCCCTTCGGCGGACTTGGCACTGTCGCCTTGGAGGCGATGAAGGCTGGGCGGCGCGGGTATACCATCGAGCTGAACAACGGGTATTTCCGCGATGCTGTGGGCTATCTCAAGGAGTACGAGCAAGACGACATGAACATTTCGCTTTTCGACCTGATGGAGGAAACAAAATGATCTACGCCCAAGAATCCCTCGTTGACGAGATTATCGGAGTATGGAGGTGGTGAATGATGCAACACCTCGGTGATATTACAAAGCTCGACGGAGCCACCATCGAGCCGGTGTGGTGCGTGACGGGCGGAAGCCCGTGTCAGGACCTGAGCATCGCGGGAAAGCGTGCCGGTCTCGCAGGTGCGCGAAGCGGTCTGTTTATGGAGCAGATCAGAGTGATAAAGGAGATGCGGGAGCATGACAAACGACTTGGCAGGGCAGGAGAGCTTATTCGCCCGAGATACATGGTGTGGGAAAACGTGGTCGGAGCCTTTAGCAGCAACAAAGGAAAAGACTTCGCGGCCGTGCTCGAAGAAATCATCAAAATCGTCGAGCCGGAAGCCCCAGGTATTGAAGTGCCTGAAAAGGGCTGGCCTACCTGGGGGGGATACCACGATGAAGTGGGAGGACGATGGAGCGTGGCGTGGCGAACTCACGATGCGCAATACTGGGGAGTGCCCCAACGCCGTCGTCGTATCTCGGTTGTCGCAGATTTTGGAGGAGACACCGCATCCGAAGTACTCTTTGACCGCAAAAGCGTGTCAGGGGATATTGCGGAGAGCGGAGCGGCGGGGGAAGGATTTGCCGAAGCGGCTGAAAGCGGCTTTAATCCGGCAGTCGCAAGGAGCTTCACTGCAAGAGCGGACGGAAGCCCCTGCGCCGACAGAGGCCCTAACATCGTATGCAGTCCGCGTCAGGGGGGGCTGTGACGGAGGAGGAAAAGGCGCGTTAGTGCAGACGGAGAAAAGCGGAACGCTGGGCACGGGGAACGATCAGACGATTTTTACGCCCACGCTGGCGGCGGTACCCAGCGGGACGAACCAAACTCCGTCAGTGGTGGTGCTGGACATGACACACGCCTGTGATGTCATCCGCGAATGCGGAGAGCTGGTCCCGACGTTGCAAGCCCGTATGGGAACAGGCGGCAATCAAGTGCCGCTGGTATACGGTATCGGCAACGGCCAAGCCAACGAAGCCAGTGGTATGGCGGAGGAAGTCAGCCAAACGTTGAACACTATGCACGATAATCAAGCAATTTTATACCAGCCCAAAAGTGCGATGGAAGAAAACTGGGCAAAAAGCGAAACGAAGAACGCATTACGCGCAGGAGAAAGTAAAGTGAGCCACGCAGTCGTTTGTGAGGACGTGAGCCATGCGCTGCGGGCAAAGGCTGGCTGTGCGTACCGGGAGGACGCGGAGACATACCCGGTGCAGAACATGGTGGCGCGTAGATTGACACCGCTGGAATGCGAACGGTTGCAGGGATTTCCGGACGGCTGGACAGACATCGGCGACTACACCGACAGCACCGGAAAGAAGCGAAAAACCTCCGACAGCGCACGGTACAAGGCACTTGGCAACAGCATTGCGCTGCCGTTCTGGCGCCGGATGTTTGGCCGTATGGCGGCCTATCTGCCGGAGGGCGCAACGCTCGGCAGTCTGTTCGATGGCATCGGCGGCTTCCCACTGTGCTGGGAGAATATACACGGTGCCGGGACGGCAATCTGGGCAAGCGAGATCGAGGAGTTTCCTATTGCCGTGACCAAATTAAGGTTTGGAGGAGCGATTACATGAGCATCAACGAGACGTGTAGAGGTGTGAAAGGAGGCCCCGTGAAGCCATCACATAAAGAGATTGCCGAAACCCTGCGCGAATATGCAGAGTGGGCTGATGCGAATATCTACGAGGTACCTATTATGCTGCCGGATGATTTGAGAACGGCGGCTGATATGCTGGAGAAAGGAGAATGATATGGACGCTGTGAAGTTTGTGGAGGCGCGACGCCGGATGTTTGCGATGACGGGTGAAAACCCGAAATACAGCTTGTTTAACATGGGCACTCCGGCAGCAGATGTAGTTCGCGAAGTGGAAAAATGGGCAGCTGCTCACCCACACAAAACCCAGCAGGAAAAATTTTTACAGCAGTGGCCCAAGACGTGGATTGGCCCATCTGGGATTATACAAATTAGCCCGTGCAGCATAGATTCGTCATATCTTACGGACGAGGGGCGGCGTGCTGCCGGAGGAAAATCCTGCGACACTTGCCGCCGTGAGTTTTGGATGCAGGAGGTGGAGTGATGAAACGACTGACGAAGTACGACACCGATGGACAGGCAATGATGGACTGTCAGAAATGCGAAGCGGATTGGACGGGTAAGCATGGTAAGCCGATGGTCGACTGCACCGCGCTGTATTGCCGCAATCGCCTCAAGGATCGCCTCGCCGCCTACGAGGACAGAGGGTGTGCGCCGGAGGAAGTTCTGCCGAAAGATAAGGCGGACGAGATTGCACTGAAACTGATGCGTCTTGCTGATTTAGAAAGCCTTTGCAACTATACCCGCCTGCGGGAGCTGGCCGAAGCCGACAGGGACGGGCGCGTGGTGGTGCCGCCGTGCAAGGCGGGAGACACGGTGTATGAGGTTACAAGTCGAAAAACCATAAGCGAATACCGAGTAAAGGCAATTCGCGTTGAATTGTTTTGTGTATTCATTGAATGGGATATCGTAGCCGGGTTTGTTGATAAATCTATTTTCGGCGTATCGGTTGACGAGATTGGTAAGACCGTTTTCCTCACCCGCGAGGAGGCGGAAGCGGCATTGGAGGCGATGCCAAATGAGTAAGGCTGTCATGCTGAGCATCCGCCCGAAGTGGTGTGAAAAGATTGCTAACGGCGAAAAGACGATTGAGGTGCGCAAGACGCGCCCGAAGATGGACACGCCGTTTAAGTGCTATATCTACTGCACGCTGCCAAAATATCCGCACGAGGACTTCATTGCGACGGACTATCCAAGGCCACAGTTTTACGGCGGCGGCAAGGTCGTCGGGGAGTTTACCTGTGAGCGGATCGTCCCAATCACATACGATGGCGGCAGGCTATGGTGTCCGACAAATGCCGCCTTTTCCCCTGCGACGTGCTTATCTCAGGCAGAAATTATAGCTTATATCGGCGATAAGGGGCGTTGTTACGGCTGGCATATTTCCGACCTGCGCATTTATGATACGCCGCGCAAACTAAGTGAGTTCCAGCGTGCAATTGACCCATGTGTATTCTGCATGGAAAGAATTGCACGGGAATGCACAGACTGCAAAAAATGGGGCGGTAACATTAAGCGCCCGCCCCAGAGCTGGTGCTATGTGGAGGCGATGAAGGATGAATGAATTGAAACCATGCCCGTTCTGCGGGGGAATAGAAATTGTCATTCGGTCAGTATCTGGTATCTTCCCAAGGAGTTCGTACCAACGCACATACAAATATATTCAATGTCGGAGCTGCTTTGCAAGAACGGGAGATTACGCTACAAGGCCGAGAGCAATCGAAGCGTGGAACAGGAGGGATGACAATGGCTGACCAAATGCAGTTATATGACACATCGGGGAAACAATCAAGTAACAACACAGGTAAAGTTAAACGGAAGTGGGAAAATGGCTTCCAGAGATGGAGCAACCGGCACAGTGCAGATGGTAGTAGCTCTTTTGGGTGCTGTGGATTCGGAAGTATGTGTGACTACTGTGAGGATAATACGTATGGACGTCCGTGTGTCAGGTCGCTGAACGCCATGATCCGCGAAAAGCGTCTGAAAATCGACTACGAAAAGACTAGTTACGAAGAAGTATGGGAGGGGATTTTTGACAATGGCTGAATACATGGACTGAGGTGCACCTTGATAGACACCGAAGAACGAATGCTGCATAGAAGGGAGATTATCAAAGAACTTAGAAGTCTTAATATGACAACAAAACATGTAATGTTAGAAAAAACTCCATCAATCCAATATACATGGCATACAAAAAATGGCGATATTGTTGCTAAATTTAAGATTTGGGATTGGTGGGACGGTAAAAACATTAGCGACCTTGAAATTAGTGAAAAGTATAGAGGGCTTGGGTTATCCTATCAACTTTTAGATTATGCTACGAAAAGATGTGGTGCTAGAAATTTGGCCGTAGAGAAAAGCAACACTATAGCAAAATATGTTTATGACAAATATGGATTCCAAGTAACAGATGAAGATGACGCATATCATTATATGTCTTTAAGCAAGTGGATTGCAAAGGAAAAGGCAATCGATGCATGGAACAGGAGGGCTGACAATGGCTGAACCTAAAAAGCCTTTTTACCGCGACAAGAAATGGAAACTTGGCAGAAGTTTCGGCTGGTGGCATATACCGTACTGCCCGCATTGCAAGCGGAAGTTGGGGCTGATGGTAGAAGAGCAGAAGGCTGAAAAATGCCCGATGTGCGGCAAACCGTTAGAATGGGATGGTGCTGATAATGGCTGAATACATTGAGCGCCGCACGGCAATTGAGCATTTGAACGTTTGGCGCGGCGGGTGTGGAAGCGCGGTGGAATGCATCCTCGCAGAGCCCGCCGCTGATGTGGCCCCGGTGGTGCATGGGCGGTGGGAAATGAGGCCCACTGGGATGGCGACCGATACTGGCCCGGAATACAAGGCGTACTGTACTGCTTGTAATGAGCCAAACAAGCAGTATCATCCGCCATTCTGCCCCAACTGCGGCGCAAAGATGGACGGAGGTGGCAGCGATGCGGCTGATTGATGTGGATGCGCTCCCAAAACTGTTAGATGCCGAATATAAACAAACGATGAAACTGATATGGGAAGGGGAAACGCACCTTGACACTTTAGCAGAGGGGTTTACGGAGGCCATCCACATAGCGAAATATATTGCCCCCACCGTGGACGCGGAGGTCGTGGTGCGGTGCCAGGATTGCAAGAACAGCTACTACGCAGTGGATGATCTGATATGCTCCTACGGCCCGTGCGTTGATTGCCCTGTGTCTCCGGATTTCTGGTGCGCGAATGGCAGACGGAGGGAGGATGCCCATGCCCAAGACTAACCCCCGCAGAATACCCCGAACACAGGCCGACGTAGACAAAGCCTACAGCAACGGTGTTGTGGAGGGCTTGAACCGGGGCATAGATCTGATGCTGTATGTCCTGATCGACAAGCACGATGCGCCGATGGACGATGTGCAGCAGCTTGCCGGTGAATTGAACCACGCCGCTCAGTGCGTGGCGGAAGGGTACGTTACCTGGGCAGATATCCGGCAGATGCTCAAAGAGTACGGCGTTGAGACGGCGCTGGAATAGGAGGTGCTACATGAGCAACAAATACTCGCTCCCCTACGATATCCGCATGGAGTGTATCGCCTACGTCAGGGGCTATCCCCGCCGGGTCCGCGCGTACAATGCGGCCCGGGAAGAAGTGTTGGAGTCGTCGGCTTATGCCATGTCCGGTATGCCCCATGGCCCCGGTAACAGCAGGATAGCCGAGCGCAAGGCGGAACGGCTGGCAATCATTGAGAGCTGGCCGGAGACGAAGAAAATGCGGGCCGTGGAATACGCCATCGACAACGTAGGCCGGGATATTGCCAATGAGAACGTGCGGCGTAAGCTGGTATGGGCGATCATGCGGAACTGCGACAGCCAGAAACGATACCCCGCAGAGATGGTCATGCCGGATGGCATGAGCTATGCGACATTCCGCAGGAGAAAGGACCGGTTTCTGTTTGAAATTGCAAAAAAGTCCGGAATGATAGAAAGTTGAGCTAAAACCACGTTTTTGGTGTGCTAAAATAGTATCATCGGAGAGTGGAACCAGTCAGCCCACAACCCGAAATTTCATTTTTCTCCTCTTTCTTTCCTCCATAGGTTAAGGCACAGCTGGTAATTGGTGCCTCCGCGCAAGCGGCCTCGCAAGAGCATTATCGGCATGCAGACACTCACGGGATATCTCGCGGGTGTCTGCTTTTATGCGGGCGTAGCCAAAAGGTAAGGCACGGGACTTTGACTCCCGTATGTGCTGGTTCGATTCCAGCCGCCTGCGCCAAACTCTAAACGGAGTCACCAACGGAGTATAAACAAGTGGGGTAACCGTGGAAACCGGACATATATGCGGCATAGGTACCCCGTAGTGTGAGGAGACCACAGCGAGTGACAGGGGCTTCCCCTGAAGCGCTAAAGCAGGGCAGGACTGCAATGCCGCACCAACCACACAAGCGGGCGAGGAAGCGCGAGAAGTTAAGTGCGCACAAGCTATCCGGATAGCGGCGGACAGTTAATCCGCAAAAACAGTGCGTGGCTGATGAAAAGGCGCAGCGCGGTGTGGTATTAGAGGCCGGGTAGCGCCCGGACAATGTGAGACCGTCCGGCATGGCTCACATGCAAATGACAATGGCCGCTGAAAACTGCCGTGGGGATGCGTCCCCCTTGCGATAGCCAATGTGTGGCCGCTTGAAATGCTTGCGGGGCTTCAAGCGCGCATGAGGCGTGACAATCTAAGCGGCAAGCCGAGCAAATGCGGGCGTAGCTCAGTCGGCAGAGCTTTATCGCGTGAAGGGATATGCGATTGAATACCCTTGGTCGCTGGTTCGACTCCAGCCGCCCGTTCCAAAAGATAGTAGGAGTGCCCAATTGGGCGGGTGAACTTGTGCCACACACAGCGCAGAGGTGGGGGCGCGGCACAATAAGAACAGGAGGTGACATAGATGGCAAGTAAAATCACGCAAGCTATGAGAGAGCAGGTCCTTGCCGACTATGATGCATGTAAGCATATAGCGACTGTGGCAAAACAAAACGGGCTGTCCGAGCCGACTATCCGCAAGATCATCGTACAAGAACGCGGAGAGAATGCCATCTCACACACCAGGGGCGCGGCATCAGCGTCTGTTACGGCCAGGTGCACTGCAACAAATGAAGAAATCTCGCAAATTGTTAGGGAGTCATTCCAATACTTCAAGAGGTCGTGCGTAAAAACTGATGAAGAATGCGCCGATAAGCTTAACGACTATTTCCAACAGTGCGTAGAAAATGGACAAATCCCCACGGTGGAGGATATGTGCCTCGCTCTCGGGGCCGTAACTCAAACGGTTTTGGACTGGCAAAAGGGATCGTTGGGCCCCGTGAGGGCTGGCATGATAAAAAAAGCCAAACAAATTTTGGCCGGAATCGATGCAAAACTGGTCTCACAGGGGAAAATTCCGCAGATTACGTACATTTTCCGCGCGAAGAACTTTTTCGGCATGACCGACAAGCAAGAGGTCGTTCTCACGCCCAATAATCCCCTTGGGACAGAAACACCGCCTGAAGAACTCCAGAAGAAGTACATCGAGGCGGCGTCTTGCGACTATGAAACATGATTTTCTTAGCGACTATTCAGCAACTTTCGGAGTGGGGGCAACGATTTTCCCGGGGTTATACACGGTTTAGCGACTATCAGCGACTTTCGCGCAAAACCGGGCGACTTTCGCAGCGACTTTCGGCGCGAATCTGCCAGATTGAGCGCGTGTGCACAGCCGCTTGACTCACGCCCCGCCTTTCCCCCGCCACGCCCTGGGCTGGATAGTGCACTGTCTCGCCCGGGATTAGGCCGCGCGCCATAGCGTCGCGGGCTTGTCAATACGATATGCGGCGCTGCCATATCCCCCGGCCCCGGGAGCACCCACGCCGCCACGATCAGGCCGGGAAAAGCAGGGCAGCCACACACCGCGCAAACACACCATACCATGACACCGCCACAAACCCCGCTAAAACGCCGCGCGCAGCGTGTTGCATTGGCGGAGGTATCCCAATACCACCCAACGGCAAAAGCCCGCAAAACGCCACTAAAGCGCATTTGCGGGCAAAGCAAAAATTAACCGCCCCGGGGGCTATCCCGGGGCGGACGTTGTGGTTACTGCTCGATCTCGCCGGTGTGGGGGTTCCAACTGCCTACCCGCTCCCAATCGGATGTGGGGGTGCGGCCTGGCTGCTGCTCCCGGCGGCGGATTATGCCGTTAATGTCGCATTCATAGTAATATGCTCCCTGGAAGAAATGATATTCGCCGTTGATGATGTGTCTCTGGATGGCGGTCGTGGTGGTCTTGGTCATTTTAGTTATCCTTTCCGGGGCTTTGCCCCTGTCAGATGGTTAATTACTTGGATTTGCGGACCACGTCGGCCAGGACGGCCAGCGGAAACCAGATGATCAGTAACAAGATAGATATCAATCCGGCACCCCCTCAAGCGAGACAAAACCGGCGCGTTGTGGTCTGCTTGGTGTACCTGGCGTACAGCTCCGGCTGATCGGCCTTAAGGGCCTTAGAGTCCAGCCGGGACGATGTAACGGCCTTGTAGGTGATCTTGTAATCCAGGCCCGCCATGGTATCAACCCCCGGCGGCGTCCATGTGCTGCTTGATGGAGTCTTGCAAGCTGTCAATCTCTGCGGCCGGCTCGTCGGCCATGCGGCGCAGCTCTCTGAGCTCTTGCACCTTGGCGGCAATCTCGTTAGCGCTCATTGCTGCACCTCCTGCCGGGCGGCCCGGATGGCTCCATACATCCGGCGGAAAGCCTGATGCAATGCCCTGGCCTGCACATCAAGCCATTCTTCCTGACTGTTCGGTCTGCGCTCCCCGTTACGGGTGCGCTTGAGTTCTGAGGGGGTGCAGAGGGCGGCGGCGATGTCCCCATCATACACAAGGGCAGAGCCGCCCCAGCTGTATTCACTCCAGTTGCGCGCCCCACTCAAGGCCGCAGTCTGGCAGGCGGTGCAGTTTTCCAGAGTTTCGCCGGAGATATAGCCGCCCTTGTAGTAGTCCGTGAGCTGCTGGAGCATGTCCATGGCGTACTTAGTTACGCCCCGGCCCCATGCGCTACGGTCCTTGCGCTGTTCAAGTGTCTGCTTTACCTTTGCAAGTACTGTTGTATAATCCATTGTATTACCTCCCGGCCTTGTGGCCTATCTCTTGACCAGGCAGGCCGGGCGTGGTACACTGTACGCGCTGGGCCTCTGGTCTGGTGTGGGGGCTGCTCCGGGGCTTGGTAGGCTGTAACCGGCGCGGCCCTCTCTCTATGCTGATATAATACCACGACGGGCGCTGTATGTCAATACCTTAATGCGTAATTTTGCAATATTGCAATGGATTATTTGCAAGGCATGCGCAACGCGCCGCCGCTGTTGCGCATGGGTATACCTTTTGCCATGCTCGGCAGGCGTAGCCGGGCGGGGGTGGGGGATATCGTGGGCGGGAGCGGGGCCGGGTAAGCCCCAAAATGCCCGCAAAAACAAAAGAGAAAAAAATATCTGTGCATTGCACAAACTGAAATTGACATATTGACACACCTTTGCAGACGTGATATAATCACGGCAAAGGAGGGACGAAAAATGAAAGTAGGATACGTCCGTGTGTCAACGAAAGAGCAAAACACAGCAAGGCAGGAAATCACGATGGAAGCGCTCGGCGCGGAGAAGCTGTTTGTAGACAAGTGCAGCGGCAAGAACACTGACCGGCCAGAACTGAAGAAGTTGTTGGCGTTTGTGCGCGAGGGCGATACCGTGGTTGTGAGCGAGATCAGCCGGTTTGCAAGAAATACGCGCGATTTGCTAAACCTTGTTGACCAACTGACAGAGAAGGGTGTACAATTTGAATCACAGAAGGAAAAGATAGATACCACCACCCCGGCGGGCAAATTTATGCTGACGGTATTTGCGGCAGTGAGCCAGCTGGAGCGTGATTATATCAAATCCCGGCAGAAAGAGGGCATCGACGCGAAGAAGGAGCGCGGCGAGTATGTAGGCCGTCAGGCTATCCCGGTGGACAGGAAGAAGTTCGAACAGGAATACGACCTTTGGAAATCGGGCCATATCACCGCCAAAGCGGCTATGGGTCATTTGGGCCTGAAGCCGAACACATTCTACCGGCGTGTTAAGGAATACGAATCTGGCGAGATGAAGTAATTCCCCCGGCCAACCGGGAGAAAATAAATGTGGAGGAAAAGGAAAATGAGAGCAAAGAAAGTGTGGGCAGTGCTGCTTGCCATCATGGTGGCGGCAATTGCTATGGTCGGGTGCGGAGGCACCGCAGACCAACCGGATGACGGCGAGACCGGAGGTCAGACCGTTGAGAAGGTCGTGTATGACGGCGAGACGTTCAAGGCAACGTACCTGGGCATCACGGAACTGGATTCCGTGCCGGGTGTTTGCTACATCCAGATGAAGTTCGAGAACAAGACGGACCAGGAAATTACGGTATATCCGCAGGACAGCTCTGTGAATGATACGATGGTCCAGTACCTGGGTGGAGTCCCCGCAACAATGCAGGGCGGGAAAAACATCAATTATTCCATGTTTTTCTACCTTGAAAAGGCTGGCCTGTCCGACATTTCCGAGGTCAAGACGCTTGAGTTCAAACTGACCGCTGATTTCAACGAGACCTCTGACACAATCACAATCAACGTGGGCGAGTAACCTATACAAGCAAAATAAAAGAGACGAGTTCTTTCGGGAACCCGTCTCTTTTTATGCAAAAATGGAGGCCACATGGACTACGGAAAACTATCAGAACGCATAAAACAGCATATTGCGCGGAATCCGTCCGACCACGTGCCGTACATGGACCTTCTGTCCGTATGCCGACAACTGGAACCGGATGATTTCACCCTGGCCCATGAGCTGAGCAAGGATTTGCGAAAACTGAGTTCTGCGGCCCTACACAAATGCAGCGCAAATGCGGCGGATTCTCTGTTTGACGTGTACAAAAAGGCCATGTGCTTTGACGCACCGCACGATTTCGACACGTTTCTGCTGTACATCGAGATGAACCGCAAACCGGAGAAGAAGTTCTACGCACCCAGGCGACATTACCTGCGGCCTATTGTGGCGGCGTATCAGGAGGTTTTGGACGGAAAACTGCGGCTGTTGACGTTGTCGATGCCCAAACGCGCTGGGAAATCCCAGTTGGGCATCAATTTCGTCAATTTTCTGTCTGGGCGGGAACCGGACAAGTCGTCCCTAATGGAAGGGACGGGGGACGACCTGGTGAAAAGCTTTTATTCCGGGTGCCTGGAGTATCTGCAAACGCCAAATGAATATTTATTCTATGACGTTTTCCCAAATTCTCCGCTGGTGCAGACCAATGCGGACACAAAGATACTGAATCTGCGGTCAAAATCCCGTTTCCCCACAGTCATGTGCCGATCTATTGACGCAAGACAAGTGGGCTTGTCGGAGGCTACAAACGTCCTATATCTGGATGACTGCGTAGAGGGACGTGAGGAAGCAAAAAACCGCCAGAGACTGGACGATAAGTGGGAGATTATATCCGGCGATATCCTGGGCCGAGCCATTGAGGGAACCCCCATTGTCGCCACGGGGACCCGATATTCCCTGTATGACCCCATCGGCCACCTCCAAGAGGAAGCGCAAAAAGGCGGCTGGGCGTGGAAAGCCATTGAAATACCGGCACTTGACCCCGTTACGGACGAGAGTAACTACGAATACGAACGGGACGGGAAAAAAGTGTTTACCACAGCGTATTTCCGCGAACAGAGGGAGCTTTTGAGCGCAGAACAGTTTGAGAGCGAATTCCAGCAGCAGCCCTTTGAAGCGAAGGGGCTGCTTTTTAACAAGGATGATCTGAATTATTTCTTTGAGCTCCCCACAGGCCGTGATCCGGACGCCGTTATTGCTGTGTGCGACACAGCAGAAAGCGGAAGCGACAGCACCGCCCTTCCCGTTGCGGCGCTGTACGGGGATGAAGTGTATATCGTGGACGTGGTGTTTGATGATTCTCCGCCGGACATCACAAAGCCGGAATGCGCCAGGTGCCTGATCGACAACCGCGTTGCGGACGCGCTGTTTGAAAGCAACAACGCGGGCATGTATTACGCCAGAGACGTTGCGGAAATCGTCCGGCAGCGTGGATATAGCGTTGGAATACGTACAAAAAGGACCATTTCCAACAAACAGACGCGAATTGAATTTGCGTCCGACAACATCAAGAAACACTTCTGGTTCAAGCATCCGTCCACCTATAAACGGGGCAGCCAGTACTTCAATTTCATGAAAGAAGTCACCACTTACACCCGGAGCGGCAAGGTGCCGCACGATGACGCACCGGATGTACTGTCCCTGCTGGAGAACGAAATCCGGATGCGAGTGGGCGGAAAAGTGGAAGTGTTCAAGCGGCCATTTTAAGGGGGTGTGCCAATGAATCTTTTTGGTCGGAAGGTTATCTACACGGACGTTGAGCACGTCACCCGGGGAAACGTGGTGGATGTTTTGCAAAAGGCTATGCCCATCCACCAGATGAACCGGGCGGACATTGAGTATCTTTACAGGTATTACAAGGGAGACCAGCCCATTTTGGGAAGGGTAAAGGACGTCAGGCCGGAAATCAACAACAAGATTGTTGTGAACCGGGCGAACGAGATTGTTTCGTTCAAGGTCGGGTATCTTCTGGGTGAGCCTGTGCAGTACGTCAGCAGGGGGAACGATGAATCTGTCGCTGAAGGCGTGTCCAAGCTCAACGATTATGCGCTTTCGGAGGACAAGGCCGCCAAGGACAAGGAGCTGGCGGACTGGTTCCATATTTGCGGCACGTCTTACCGCATGATTCTGCCGGACAGAATGGCGGACGTGGAGGAAGATGAATCGCCGTTTGAGATTTTTACACTGGACCCGCGCAACACCTTTGTGGTGTACTCCAGCGGGCTGGGGCACCGTCCCATTCTGGGCGTGACGTATGTGCAGAAAGAGGACAACACCGTTGTTTTCTGCTGCTACTCCGAAGACACGTATTTTGAGGTAACGGAAACCTGGGATGTGAAAGCGGAGCCACAGATATTGGGCATCCCAATTATCGAATACCCCGCCAATGAAGCCCGGTTGGGCGCTTTTGAAATCGTGCTCCCCCTTCTGGACGCTATCAACAACGTCCAGTCCAATCGCATGGACGGCGTAGAACAGTTTGTCCAGGCGCTGATGCTGTTTCACAACGTGGACATTTCGTCCGAAGATTATAAGAATCTGAGGGCAGAAGGCGCTATTAAGTTCAAGGACATTGACGCGACGCTTAAGGCTGACGTTGGGTACCTGACGGCGGAACTGAACCAGACGCAGACCCAGACCTTGACGGATGACATGTACGACACCGTTCTGACGATTTGCGGAATGCCGAACCGGAATGGAGGGTCCTCAACCAGTGACACCGGGTCTGCGGTCATTATGCGCGACGGATGGTCGTCGGCAGAGGCGCGGGCAAAGGATTCCGAACAGATGTTCAAACGGTCCGAAAAGCAGTTTCTGAAAATCGCTATCAAAATCTGCAATAATCTGCGGGCACTTTCTTTGAAAATGTCCGCCCTGGAAATCCGGTTTACGCGACGGAACTACGAAAATATCAGCGAAAAGGCCAGTGTTCTGGTAGCCATGCTGAACAACGGGAAAATCGCCCCTCAGCTGGCATTTACACACTGCGGCATGTTCTCCGATCCTCAGCTTGCGTACAAAATTAGCACGGAATATGCCGAAAAGCAAGAAGAAAAGGAACTATCGACAGGGAAGTCGTTAAAACGCGACGGGGAGACAACCTCGGAAAAAACGGAAAACGGTGCGGAGGGAACCGCCGAAAAAACGCAGGAGGTATCAACATGAAAATCGACACCAGCAGAATCGAAGGTTACGCAGATATGTCCACCGAGGACAAGCTCAAAGCCTTGGAGGGCTTTGAGTATGAGGACAACGCCGCAGAGCTTTCTCGGCAGAAAAACGCTATTTCCAAGGCAAACTCCGACGCCGCCCAGTGGAAAAAAAAGTACAACGACATGCTTTCCGAGGACGAGCGCAAGAAGCAGGAGCAAGTCGATAGCATTGCCGCCATGCAGAAAGAGCTTGACGAGCTGAGAACGGCAAAGACCGTCTCTGAGTACAAGGCCAAGTTCGTGGCGCAGGGCTATGCAGAGGACCTGGCAAGTGACACTGCCAAAGCTCTGGCGGCTGGTGATTCCGCAAAGGTCTTTGCGAACCAGCAGAAGTTCCTGGACGAGTATGCCAAGAAGGTAAAGTCCGACATCCTCAAGGGCACTCCCGCGCCGCACGGCGGCGCCGGTCCCGTTGGAGTTGATTACGACAAGAAGATCGAAGAGGCGCGTGCAAGCAAGAACTATGCGGAAATCGCTTATTACACGCGCCTGAAGGCGCAAGAAGAATCCGCAAATAACAAATAAAAGGAGTTAAGACATGGCAGATACTTTTGCTACCAGCTTTGCAACGCTGAACTATTCCGGCATGCTCTTTAACAAGGGCAATACCAAGACCCCCCTGAGTTCCATTATCGGTTCCCGGGCTAAGGTGACGAACCACGTAGAGTTTGTTACCGGGCAGGAGTACACCACCGGCGGCGGAGAACAGCCCGCCATCTCCGAGTCTGCGTCCCTGACCGCCCCCGATGCGTCCATTGTGACCAGGGGGCAGAAAACGAACGTTACCCAGATTTTCCATGAAGCTGTCGGCATCTCCTATGCCAAGCAGTCCAACATGGGCACCCTGTCTGGCCTGAACGTAGCTGGTCAACAGGCAAACCCCATTAACGAACTGGACTTCCAGGTGGCCGCCAAGATGCAGAAGATCAACCGCGACATTGAATACACGTTTATCAACGGCGTGTACAACAAGGCCACCGATGACACCAAGATCAACAAAACCCGTGGTCTCGTTACTGCAGTCACCACCAACGTCACGGCTATGGCCAGCAAGCCTCTGGGCCTGTGGGAAATTGCCGACATGGTGAAGAAGATCTATGGGCAGAACGCCCCCACCGATGGTCTTTGCCTGTGGTGTGACGCTGTGACCATGTTCCAGATCAACGCCGACGCTGTTCAGAATGGCCTGACCGTGGTTCCCGCTTCTCGTGAAATCAACGGCATTTCCCTCTCCAGCGTGGTTACTCCCCTGGGCGTGGTGTATCTGTACCTTGGCGAGTGCCTGCCCGCTGGCACCGCTCTGCTGCTGAACCTGGACGTTATTTCCCCCGTGTTCCAGCCCGTGCCCGGCAAGGGTAACTTCTTCCTGGAGCAGCTGGCAAAGACCGGCGCGGGCGAGAAGTATCAGCTGTTCGGCCAGATCGGCCTTGACCATGGCCCCGAGTGGTATCACGGCAAGTTTACCGGCATCGCCACCAGCTTTACCAAGCCCACCTACAGCCGCAGCGTGTTTATTGCCAACGACACCAGCAATCCCGTTAACACCAAAGCTGTCACCGGCTGATCTGGAGGTATGAGATGCGCGACGAAGAAAAACTGGCCATGTTGGGAGACATGACCGGAGAGACAAGCGAATCGATTCTCTCTGCGTATCTGAATATTGCGGCCAGCAAAATTCTCCGCAGAGCGTTTCCGTTCGGGACAGATGCTACTGCTGTCCCCGCATGCTATGAGATCAACCAAATTGAGATCGCCGCATATCTCATCAATAAACGCGGGGCAGAAGGAGAAACGGCGCATAGCGAAAATGGCGTTTCCAGGTCTTATGAGGGCGGCGACGTGCCGCCCTCTCTTATGCGGGAGATCGTGCCGTTTGCGGCCACCATGTGAGGCGCAGAAATGAAAATCATGAACCGAAACAAAAGGCCGTGCTGGTATCTTTTGTACCAGGGGACAGAGCTTGGGAAAGACGCTGGCGGCTACGAAACCGGAGAAAAAAGCGTGAAATACGCGGACCCGGTGAAAATGGAAGCCAATATCTCCCCGGCTGCTGGGTATGCTCAGATTCAGCAGTTTGGGCAGTTCATCTCCTATGACAAGGTGATCATCACAGATGATATGACCTGCCCCATCGATGAAAACGCGGTACTTTTTATCGACAAAAAGCCAGAATATAAAGACGGAAGGCCGCTTTATGACTACGTTGTAAAGCAAATTGCCAAGTCTCTGAATTTGGTTTCCATCGCCGTCAGCAAGGTGAATGTGTCGTGAAAAGGACTGTAAAGACGGCGCTGTCCGCTGCGGGCATTCAACGGATGATTGACGTAGTCGAGGATTACCGGACATGGATGGAGGACCGGGCGAATGTGCTTCTCCGAGAGCTTTCTTCCCTGGGGTATGATATCGCATCCGCGAAATTTGAGTCTGCCGTATACGACGGCACAAACGACGCGAAAGTAAAAATCGAAGAACGAGACGGACGCACGGCGGCGGTGGTAGCTGTCGGTGCGTCCGTCCTGTTTATTGAATTTGGCACTGGCGTTACATACCCGGACAACCACCCGGAAGCCGCGCGAAACGGCATGGTTCGCGGCGCTTACGGAAAGGGTCACGGCAAGCAAAGGACGTGGGGCTACTACGGGGACCCCGGAACAAACGGAGTTGAGAAAACGAACCCCAAAACCGGCAATACGGTGGTTCTTACTCACGGCAACCCGGCCAACATGTCTATGTACGACACGGTAAAAGATCTTTCAGACAGACTCCCAGCCCTGGTCAAGGAGGTGTTCCGATGATCGACATCGAAAGCAAGGTGTATACGCCAATCGCGGAACAGCTCCGCGAAAAATACCCGGGCATTGACGTGGCCGGGGAGTATATCAATGCGCCCCCTAAATTCCCACATGCCAGCATTGTGGAGCAGGACAATTACACCGCCGCAAACCGATTAGATTCATCCGAAAGCGAGAGATATTCCGTACTGATGTACGAGGTAAACGTCTACTCCAACAAAACTGGCGGGAAAAAGAGTGAATGCCGCTCCATCATGGCAGACATCGACAGGATGATGTATGCGCGTAACTTCACAAGGATTTCCATGTCCCCGGTCCCGAACATGGAAAACGCCTCTATCTACCGTCTTGTTGCCAGATACAGGGCGGAAACAGACGGGGCCACTATTTTCAGACGATAACAGAAAGGAATGATGACCTATCGCTATCTCTACCTACAAGGTTTTCCTGATGCATAAAGATACCAGCGCTGCGTCGTGGTCGAAGCTGATCGACATCAAAGAGTTCCCCGATCTGGGTGGCGACCCCGACATGCTGGAAACCACCACGCTTTCTGACAAGATGCAGACTTTCATCGCGGGCATTCAGTCCATGGACGGCCTGTCCTTCACCGCCAATTACACCTTGACCGATTATAAGGCGCTCAAGGCGCTGGAGGGCAAGCAGGAGGATTACGCCGTATGGTTCGGCGGAACCGAAAGCGCGGGAACGCTGACTCCTTCCGGGACGGACGGCAAGTTCAGCTTTAAGGGCGAGTTGTCCGTGTACCCCACTGGAGGCGGTGTCAACGAAGTTGTGGGCATGGCTATCACCATCGCTCCCTCGACCGTAATCAACCTGGATAACGAATAAGGAGGAAACAGAACATGGCAAAGACGCTTACTGTTAAGGACCCCGTGACTGGTATTGCGTACACCCTGGAATATACCCGGAAGACCGTGGAACTGATGGAGAAAGAAGGGTTTGTTGCGACCGAAGTCGAAAGCAAGCCCATGACCAGTCTTCCCGCGCTGTTTGCTGGAGCTTTTAAGGCTCATCATCGGTTTGTTAAGCGCGATGTGATCGACAAGATTTACGCGGGTATGTCCAAGAAGGACGAACTGATCGGCAAGCTGGTCGAGATGTACAACGACCCCATCATCGCCCTGCTGGACGAGCCTGTGGAAAGCGAGGAAAACCCTACCTGGACGGCGAACTGGTAAACGAGTCGCCGTCGAATAAAGCGGGGGAGCCAATCCCCCGCTATTCCGATAAATTCTATGAGCTGCTTCCATATTATCTGGCCATTGGTATGACCTATAGCCAGTACTGGGACGAGGACTGCGAACTGGTCAAATATTACAGGGAAGCAGCGAAGATCAAACGCGATTTGACAAATCAAACCGCATGGCTGCACGGTGCGTACATTTATGAAGCCGTGGCGGACTTAGCACCCATTCTCCGCATGGGCGGCAAGAAAGGTACCAGGCCAAAGCCGTACCGCGATTCCCCGTACGACCTGTATGCACAAAGCGAAAAGCCCAAAAAACAGGAGCAAGGCGACAAGAAGGCGCGGTCCGTCATGGAGATGTTTATGATCGCGAACAACAAACGATTCGAACAGGGAGGTGGTAAGAATGGCGGATAATGTGGAAATCCAGGGTATTGAGTTTCAAATTAAGGAAAACAGCGACAGCGCTGTAGCGTCCCTGGAAAAGCTGCAAAATACCCTGGTTCGTCTGAAAACGGCCACGTCCGGGGGCGTGTCGGCTTTGCGCACTACTGCCAGGCAGTTGGACTCCCTGAACAAGGCCTTGGAGAACACCAGCGCAGATAAACTCCAGAGGATCCGGTCCTTGACCAGCGGACTGAAAAGCCTGAGTGAGGTCAGCGCCGTCAGAATCTCCAGTTCCGTGCCGAACCAGATCGCCGCACTATCTACGGCGCTGAGCCAAATCAAGACAACGGACGGCGATAAGCTGATTGCCCTTGCAGACGGTATGCGCCCGCTCTCCGAACTGGGACGTTCCCATCTCACATCGTTTATTAGCCAACTCGGCAAACTCCCGGAGGTCATGCATGAGCTTGATGCGGCGGACTTGGATAAGTTTAACCGCCAAATGAGGGAGCTTGCGGCGGCGATTCGCCCGTTGTCTGACGAGATGCAGCGGCTCGGAACGGGATTTGCTGCGCTACCCGCCAGACTCCAGCGGGCCATTACGATGGTAAACCAGTACAACACCGCCGTGCAGCGCGGGACGCGCAGAACAAGCATGTTCAGCAGAGCTACGGGCATGATTCGGTTCGGAATTTTGTATGCTGGGCTGCGGCGCGTGGTGGGCCTTATCGGAACGGCTATCACGGAATCCAACACGTACCAGGAGGACCTGAACCTGTTCAACGTCGCACTGGGTAAATACGCAAAGGAAGCGCAGAACTATGCAGAAAAAGTATCTTCTGTGATGGGCATCGACCCGGCGCAGTGGATGCGGAACCAGGGCGTGTTCCAAACGCTTTTGACCGGATTCGGCGACACAGAAGACCGGGCATACACCATGAGCAAAAACCTGACACAATTGGGCTATGACCTGTCCTCTTTCTTCAATATCTCTATTGAGGACTCCATGCAGAAGTTGCAATCCGGCATTGCAGGCGAATTGGAGCCCCTGCGAAGATTGGGCTATGACCTGTCTGTTGCGCGATTGCAGCAGGAAGCGCTGAATCTTGGTATTACCAAGAGCGTTTCCGCCATGAATCAGGCGGAAAAAGCAGAACTGCGGTACTACGCTATTATGACACAGATAACTACTGCACAAGGCGACATGGCCCGAACACTGGAAGCTCCCGCGAACCAGCTGCGTGTGCTTAGAGCGGAAATCACTCAGGTGTCCCGTGCAATCGGCAATCTGTTTATCCCGATTCTGACCAAGGTTCTGCCTTATGTCATTGCTTTTCTGCAAATTGTCCGCGAGTTAGCGAACGCGCTGGCTAAACTGTTCGGGTTTGAGCTTACGGACGTTGACTGGGATGGTGTGAATCGTGGAGCTGTTGCCGCCGGGGAGCTTTCGGACAACATGGATGCAGCGGTAGATGCTGCCAAGGAATTTAAGCGCTACACCATGGGCTTTGACGAATTGAACATCCTGCCGTCCAACACGGGTTCTTCCGGCAAAACGGATGCTGGCATTACCGGCTCTGGTGGACTTGGAATTAATTTGCCCGAGTACGGTTTCCTGGCTGGGGAGGTTCAAAGCAAGGTTTCTGAGATCAAACAGACAATCGAAGACAACATTGCAGAAATCAAAGCCACATTAGGCGCGGCTGATTTCGTTATTGGTGCGATTCTCGCTTTTACCGGGATTAATGTGCCCGCCGGAATCGCCATGATGGCAAGCGGCCTTGCGCTGATGATTTCCGGCAACGAAGATAACCCGGACGCTGTAAAAAACGTTTTGGAAAATGCCATCGCAAACATTGACCTTGTAAGCGGAACTGCGGCGCTGGTTATCGGCGCAATCCTTGCTTTTTCCGGGGCAAATATTCCCATCGGCATCGGCTTTATGGCATTTGGTGCAACGGAACTGATTGCGTCTCAAACCCTGACGTGGGATAAACTGTCGGAAGATGTCCGACAAATCATCGGCGGGCTAGTCACATTCGTTGCATTGGGCGCACTGGCGGTAGGCGCTATTTTGGCCTTCTCTGGGGCAAATATCCCGCTGGGTATTGCCTTGATGGTGGCTGGTGCGTTCGTGCTGGCCACAGCAATTGTTCCAAAGTGGAACGAAATGCCTGATTCCGTGAAAAAAACAATTACCACCGTTATGGTAATACTTGGTGCCGCGCAGTTGGTACTCGGCGCGTTGCTTACGTTTACTGGAGTAAACATCCCTCTGGGCATTGCTCTGATGGTAATCGGAGCGGCAAGCCTAGCGACAGCTGCGGCGCTGAACTGGGACGCCGTTTCGAAGTTCCTGAAAAAGTCGATTTCTTATATTGCGGGTATTGTTGGCGGTGCGCTTATGGTTCTCGGCGTTTTGCTGCTCCTGTCTGGCGCGGGAATTGGACTCGGCCTTGCCGTGCTTGCCGCCGGGCTTGCATCATCTCACGCCGCATGGAAGCTGGACGACAACCCTATTACCCGATTTGTAAAGAAGATGGCCAACGGGATTATCTCCATCGTCAATGTCGTGATTGATGCGGTAAATGAGATGTTCCACCTGGACTTCAAGGGTCTAAAAATCGGTGGTGTTCAAATCATACCGGCTTTCAATAAGCGATTGGTAAACATTCCGAAGATTAAACAGTTCGCCGAAGGCGGTTTCCCCAACGAGGGACAGCTGTTTGTCGCCCGTGAAGCTGGCGCGGAGATGGTGGGCAACATTGGCAGACGGACAACCGTTGCGAACAATGACCAAATCGTTTCCGCCGTGTCTGACGGCGTGTACCGCGCTGTAATGTCCGCTATGTCCAATAAGGATGGAGTGTCCGGGGATATCAACATTACTATCAATATGGACGGCGACGTGGTGTATCGCAACGTCGTAAAGAAAAACAAAGAGGTGGTCCGGGCAACCGGCAAATCTCCTCTGTTCGCGTAAGGAGGGCACATGGCAATCATCACGGTAAAAAAGAAAGACGAGACCACAGTGCCGCTCCCTGACCCCAAGTCTTTTTCCTGGGGCTTGCAGGACGTAGATGCAGACGGTTCCGGAAGGAACCAGAATGGTGATGCGTTTCGCGACAGGGTGGCCAGGAAACGGAAGTGGACCATGGAATGGCCCCCTCTGACTGCTGAACAATGCTCCACAATCCTGAAAGCCGTCACGGACGTATTTTTCCAGGCGACAGGGCCAGATGCAGAGGATGGCACGAACCGCACCATGACATGCTATGTGGGTGACCGGACTACTCCCATGTATTCTTGCATCGATGGGGAATGGAGATGGGAAAGTCTGTCCATGAACTTCGTGGAGAGGTGAGCTTATGTACAATGTCTCCACCGCATTCCACACCGCATTTGCGGATTATGGACGTGAGATCAAGGCCAAGGTAATTTTCAACGGGCAGACGGAGCTTGACGGGAACTACGTTCAGGAGATCACCGCAACACCGGCGTTTGATTCTTCAGACGGCATTTCCGTCGGCTCTGCCTGTTCCGGGCGGTGCAAAATCCGCATTTACAAGCCGGATGAGCCGCTGCAATTGTCCGGTGGATACTTTGTGCCGTATATCGGCATCTACATTCCTGGCGGTGATACAGACACGACAGCCATCGCCGGTCAAGCTGTGGCCGGTAAGGCAATCGCCGGTGTAAGCACCGCAGCGTCTGGGGTGGAATATGTTCCCCTGGGCCGATACTACATCCCCGCAGACGGCGTGGAAAATTTGGCGTTTGGCTGGGAAATCACCGGCTATGACCAGATGGCATCTTTGACGGAGCAGTACACCCCGCAAATTGAGTTCCCCGCCACGCCAGATGCTATGCTGACGGACTTGTGTGCGCAAAGCGGCCTGACTCCCCCAGCGGTGACTTTCCCAGATATGACAATCGAGTCTGTGTTTGAGGGGACCATCCGACAGCAGCTGGGGTGGCTGGCTGGACTGTGCGGACAGTCCGCGCACTTCGACCGGGACGGCAATCTGGTGTTCAGGTGGTACGCAAAAACCACCTTCCGGGTCAGCCGGGAGCAGCAGTACATGTCCGGCCTGACCCGCACGGCAGACGGTCTGTACACGGTATCCAGTCTCACCACCGGAACGGAAGATGAACCCATTACATCCGGCACCGGCTTGGGCATCACATCCACAAACCCTTACATGAACCAGGCCGTTGCAGACCTGATTCAGCCGGAGGTAGAGATATCCTTCCAACCCTGCGATGTAAAATGGCGCTGCGACCCGTCTGTTGAGGTTGGCGACGTTATCCAAGTAGAGGGCGATACCGGCGAGTGGCTGGATGTGTGCGTTATGGAGCAGGAAATCCACCTGTACGGTGGCCTGGCCTCTACGATGCACAGTTACGCCCCACAGGACGCGGATTACGCCATGGAGAGCCCTACAGAGCAGCGCATTAAGCGGGCTTATGAGGGCCTTACTAAGGCCATGCAGAACGCCACGCAAAAGATCATCGGGGCAAAGGGCGGGTATTACGAGCTGACTCTGGACGAACAGGGTTTTCCCATCGGGTGGACCCTGCGAGATACGCCCACCATTACGCCCAATACACGGATGTGGATTATGTCCACCGGTGGTCTGGGATTCTCCAAGGACGGCGGAAATACCATTTCCGGTGTCGCCTTGACCATGGACGGCGAGATCAACGCAAATGTCATCACCGCCGGACAAATGTCTGCCGAAAGAGTTTCCGTCAACGGCCAGACGCTTTCGGACTTCATCGACGCCAGTATCGACGATGACGGCCATCCGGTGCTGCGCATAGGATCTTCTGCATCGGAAATCGTGCTGAAGGAGTACAACGACAAAATCGGATTCTACGATACTTCCGGGACCCTTCTGGCGTACTGGAACAACAACAGCTTTGAGCTGGTGGAGCTGAGCAAGTTCCGCCTGGGGCCTATGGGCATTGTCGTGCAGCCAAACGGTTCCGTGTCCTTCGTGGGGGTGAATTGATGGCAAGCATTTACGGCGCAAAATCTTCCACCGGCTGGCAATTGCGGCTGGATTACAGCGTATCCCAGAGCATCGCGGACAACAAGTCCACACTGGCCCTGACGCTATACATCTATGACGGCACCGGAGAGAGCTACAACCTGGACGCCAATAGTTGCTATTACACTCTGCAAGGCACCAGGGTTTATAACCCGTACCGGTACAATTCCAGGGGCTGGTACAAGCTGGGCAGCAAGTCCATCACCGTGGCCCATAACAATATGGGCAAGGGATCTGTGGTGCTTTCCGCGGACTGGCACAGCGGGTTTACGTCATCCTACACGCCGTCAAGCCTGACGGTTTCCGGAACGGTCAATCTCCCGGATATTCCTCGGGCATCTTCCGTTTCAGCGACCGGACTTGTGCTGGGTTCTGCCGGGACACTTACGGTGACCCGGGCCGTGAGCACTTTTACGCACACCATCAAGCTCAAGTGCGGCTCTGCGGCACAGGTAACTGTGGTGACAAAATCCAGCGCCACATCCATATCGTATACGCCGCCATTGGATTGGGCCGCGCAAAATACTTCCGGAACCTCCGTAAACATCACGGCGGAGATCACCACCTACAACGGGGATTCCGTGGTGGGCACCAATACGACCACCATTACGGCCTCCATTCCCGCATCGGTAAAACCCACCCTGTCCGTGAGTCTGTCCGACACCTCCGGGTATCATCCCACATACGGCTGGGTGCAGGTCAAGAGCACTCTGAAAGCCACGCTTTCCGCTGCTGGGTCTTACGGCAGCACCATCAAGGCCAAGTCTTTGACCATCGGCGGAAAAGCCGCCAGCCCTGACGGGGCGAATACCCTTACAGGCAGCGGCACAATGGCCGTTGTAGCCACCGTCACGGACAGCAGAGGGCGCACAGCGTCAGTCACCCAGAATATCACCGTAAACGCCTACAGCGGCCCTGGAATCCAGGATCTGACCTTTTCGCGTGGCAACTACTCCGGCGGGACATGGACCGATAACGCCATGGGCGATGATATCAAACTGACGTTTACGCTATCCATCCAGCTGACCGGAAACAAGGCCACCGTGGAGGTCACCGGGGCCAGCAACCTGACCGGCCAGACCTCCGGAGCGAAAACCGTGTATCTGGTGGACTATGGCACCGACTCCACAGGTGTTGTGCAGGTCAAGGCGACAGACGCTCTGGGCGGCACTGTGGCCCGGGAAGTCACCATTCCCACGGTAGCTGTGCCGCTGAACATGAACTTCGCTTTGCAGGCAATCTGCTTCGGCGGAGTGGCGGAAAAGGAAAAGATGGTGGAATTTAAGTTGCCCATCCATTACATGGGCAAGGCCCTCCTCGATCTCCTGCACCCGGTCGGCAGCATCTTCCAGTCCACAGATTCCACCTCCCCGGCGGAACTGTTCGGCGGGACGTGGGAGCAGGTCAAGGACGTATTCCTGCTGGCGGCGGGTGACTCCCATGCCGCTGGCAGTACCGGCGGCGAGGAGACCCACACGCTGACGGCGGCGGAGATGGCAAACCACACTCACGGCTACGATTACACGGGCCAGAGCGACACCACCGGCACCGGGGCCATCAAGATTGTGTCTCCCGGCGGCACCGCCAACGCTTACACGGGCAAGGCTACGTCCAACTGCGACGGCCAGGCCCACAACAATATGCCGCCGTACCTGGCCGTGTACATATGGCGCAGGACGGCATAAAGGAGTGTATTACATGCCTGATATCAACATTACCGTCACCGATAAGCGCCCGGTATGCACCGCCGGTACGACAGTTGTGTGCGACAACAGCGATTATATCGTACACTGGGACCTGGACGCAGAATGGAGCGCATACGACACCAAGACCATGCGCGTGATCTACATGGACAGCACCTACGCCGACACCGTGTTTTCCGGAGACAGTGTGGCTCTGCCTCCTGTGCCTGTGCCCGGGTGTGTGCAGATCGGACTCTACGCCGGGGACATCCACACCAGCCGCATGGCGCTTCTGCGGGCGCTTTCGTCCGTGCGGTCTGCCAGCGGCGCTCCCGCCAACCCCACGCCAGACGTGTACGACCAACTGATGGAACGCATGGCGCACCTGGAAGCCCCCGACTGGAACCAGAACGACCCCACCGCAAAGGAGTACATCAAGAATAGGACGCATTGGGTGGACGATGACGGGACGGTACACACCATTGACCCAAAGTATATTAAGGATATGTACTATTCCGAAATTGCTGAAACAGTCATCGGATACGGCATGGACGGGTGGGCAGTAACCACCAAAAATGAAGCTGTCCCAATCCCCAAGATGGCAATCAGGGGCAAAGTATATGAAAATGTCCCTGTCGATCATACGCAGATGGCAAACGTTGTGTATGTTGTCGGGGGGTACACGCTCACCTTTAACCGGATGAACAATTATATGACCGCCGATCCATCGGATTTGTCCGCTGCCGATGTTGCGTTTTATGGACAAGGGACGGTCTACCATCAGATGCCGGCATGGGCGGCAAATTTAGGTGGGCAGGGCATATATGTGGCAGACACTACTGGCTCCCCCATGGTTGTGTTGGACAAAATGCCGGAGGATTGTCACTTTGTGGTTGCCATAAATCTATCGCCCAGTTTTTCTGTGGAAACTGTGCGCTATCGCGGCGAGGATTCACCGATCATCTCATGCAAAACAAAAAAACAAATTACAAATAACGCCATCCCAAAATATGCAATGCTACTGGCTTTGACTGATGACGGGTGGATTTGCGTAAATCCGATTGCGTAAAAGTCGTGGATGGTGCCTGGGCCGTGGCTGATGCGTAATGTGCCCGACTCAGGCACTGAAAGGAGTGATCTAATGGCCTTTAGCAAAACGATCTTTGTGGACAACCAGACCGTTATCGACGCTGATGCCCTCAACGCCATCCAGGATGAGCTGATCCGGGTAGGCGGACTGCTGGGCAAGGACATCGCCGTGGCCATTCCCGCAGTGGTCAGGGTTCTGACCGGCAGCGAATTCAAT